AAATCCAGCGAGCGCACGCATCTTATCCGCTTCAGACGTATCTATAGCAGTGGGAGTGAACTTACCGTAAAAACCAATTCTTTCTTGTCTAGGTTGTTTAGCCATTATAGTTCCTGTTTAGCTTTTATATGGCATTGCTTGGTAGGCTTCACGACCACCAGACAATAATGTACCAGCAGCCGCATATTGACTTGCTTTTCGAGCAGCAGCACCCTGACGGCGAAGTTGCGCTTGTTCTAGTCTCTCGGACAAACCTATCATGCCTTCACTTAAACCAATCTGCTTAGAGCTTTCTAGAGCGATGCTAGCGGGAGTTCCTTCTGCCTTAATACCAGACACACCCATACCTACAACATTGGCTGCAAGTGCCTTATTGAGCTTCTGCTGGCGCTCTAGTTCACGACTTTCAGCGGCTAGACGTTCCTGCTCTGCCTGAGCCTTCAGTGCTGATTCTTGCGCCTTGCCTGATTGGACTTGCCCATACGCAGTTACAGCCGTACTGCCAATTATTAAAGCTGCTATTAGTGGAAATGCCATGCTAACCTCTTATGATGATTCTACTTCGTATTCAATTGCTTGTATGTGGAAAGGCGTAGGATCAGGCACTGTAATCTCAGGTGCAATATCTATCCCCCATCCATTCCCGCCATTGTTGTCTTCTATGATACCAGTTTTGGGAGTAAAGGATGTGTTTAATGGCGTGTTGGGAGCTTCACCGAACTGCCTAATAGCTACAGGATTTCCATCAATGTAAACCCCAGCTGTATCATGTACTCGCAAATTCATGCGACATACCTTCTTCTCCCGCATACCATTTTGACCGGCACGAGTCCCAGGACTGGTATTAATAGGCATAGTCTTAACTGTAACAGGAAAGTTAAGCCCTATTTCTATTTCCCTAGATGCAAAGCCATTAAGCTCTGCTGCTGTAATCGCAACTCCTAAAGCGCCATTCATGTAAGAAACAACTCGACTTGGAAGAACATCCCCATCAGCCACAACACTTACCTCATATCCTTCAAGTCTAGCGCCAACTGAAATAATAACATCGCTTCCCAGATTATTAACTGTGGTCTTAATGCCAGACTCTAGCAGTCGGTCAAAACTCCATCGCTCAATGTCATAAAAGTCAGCTATCCCAACTCGACGGTACACAACCATGTATAGTTCATCGCCAACAGCGGAGCACGACTTTATAGTGTTTTTATGCTCAGAATCTGAATCTGAGGCATATGGAGTCCATCTTGTAAAACCATTTATATCCTGCGCTCGCATGGTATTCAAAACAGCACCAGTGCCATCCTGATTTACCAAGAAAACCCAGTTAGCATCCTCAGTTGTGCTGCCAGACAGCAAAGCCATATCGACTGGCTGATTGATTAGTTGCGAAGACAGAACAGAAATGTCGTTAGATGTATAAGCATCTTCGTTAAAGCTAAACACGTATTGGCGCAAGGTATTACCATTCTTGTCTACAAACAGTGTGGCACCATCAACAGACTTAGACTCAAGATTAACTGATCCATGCTGTGTCTGCGCCACTACCTGAATGTTAGATGGAGTCTGGCCCTTGACGACAAACTCACTGCCTGAGCAGAATAGCTGCAGCCCTCTATCTGGATTAAGATCCACAATGTTAGTTAGTCCGCGAGAGTCAATAGTGACAAAGATCCCCTCATCGTCCTCACCCTTCTCGCTAAAGAAATCAAAATAGTTGCCTGACCTAGAAGCAAACAAGCTCTGTGGCTTAGACTTCGTGCCGCCCAACCACAAGCGCCCTTCAAAGAATACTCCTAGCTTTGGGTAGCCCCTGGTTTCAGACCACACATCTTCAGACCGAGATTGGCCCTGCTGTGTTATGGCAAACGATATTGTGTCATTTGCACTTCCGCTAGTAGAGAATCCAGCAAACAGTTCATACTCACCCGCCGACTCTCCAGCCATGGTGATCGTGTACGTCTTAGTGTGGGTTCTTTCTACACTTATACCCGAAAACCCAAACACAGGCATATCCTGCAAGTTCTTCTGCAAGTGGTAAGCAGTAGACGATTGCTCGTCAGCATTGCTATCTCCAGAGTAGGTGATGTCTTTACTGAGGACTCCATCAACATCAATTTGGTATTGCTGCCCATAACTAAACCCACTGAATGAACAGACCTGTATTGCAGGTAGAGGGCTAACGCTAAGACCATCGTTGTAGTCATACTGCGGTACATTCACAAAAGGAATGTTGTCTAAAACAAAAGCATCAGATTCATCAGAACCGCTAAATACAATACGTACCGGAGGATAATCCTCATGGAACATAAGCATTACGTTTTCGGTCTGAGCATCCCTTACGCTATCTATTGCCGCCTCTGAATAAGGTACAATCACATCAGCTACATAAACTGTATCTGTACTGCCAGCATGAGGCGTTCTATAAAACCTAAGATTGCCATTGGTCAGTACACCAAGATAGTTTTGATCAGCGCCATAGTGCCAGTCAAATGTCTTAGCTGTGCCAATCCCAAGCGCTTCATTTTTAAACCCAAATTCCCCAACTTTTATTCTAACACTGTCAGCAATCGGGACAGCTGCTACCACTCTCCAGTATCGCTTTGATAGGTTATCTATTTTAAATCTGATGTTTCTAGGGCTAACATTGTCCACGCGCATAAATACGCCAAGAACCCCCGCCTTAACAGAAGTCCAATTAGTGCCATCATCTGAATATTGGATGTCCAGAAAAGCCTTAGCTTCAGACCCGTCTGGTATTCCAGGATCAGGAGTAACACTAACATTCCTGACATCAATAAACGTTTTTACTATTGGAGTTCCAAAGTCATACTGAGCAATAACATGAGGATTGCCAGCAGAAGTAAGAACATTGGTTGTACCAAATGTCTCGTCATTACCATCATTAATATTTGCGGCAGTGCCACCACTGGGCATGGTAGGATTGACAAGAGTTTGACGTACTAGCTGCCTAACAACCCCGTCAATAAACTCAGTGCCAGGTCTACGCTTAACGCCACCTTGAGGTACGATAACTACGTTCTCAGCCTTCTGTGCGCCCTTGTAGTATTGATCAAGATCGGTGCGGCCTAGTAGTAATGGGGAAAGCTCTCCACTGGCAAAGCTGGACTGCTTGTATTGCGACTTAGGCATTAGAACCTCACGTTAATAAATGGTCGATCCTGAATAGAGGTTTGCGGGTGCTGCTGGGCATCAGTGAACCGAGCCATACGGCTTGTCACAATATACTGTTGAGCAATCAACTGCATGGAGGTAGCACTGTCTCGAATAGATGGGGCAAAGTCCATAGCCAAGGCATATTCAATCATTTTAGCAAAGTATGCGGGCCACTCTGACTCAGGAACATTAGCAATGTAATCGCAGTATAATGCGCCAGAAGTATTGCAGTAAACCTTGTCACCCAGAATCTGATAGTCAACACCTGGATCAAGTTTGATTAGTGTCAGCATATCGGTTGGTAACTGATAGATAGATTGCCACTCGCTTCCCACAGGCTTTTGAGTGGTCAAGGAAAGTTGCGCTTGTTTTCGGGCAAAGCCCCAGCGAAACTTAGATAATTCGTTTTGTACAATGGTGTCGTATAAGTTGTTAGCAACAGTCTCTGCACGAGAGTTGCCCGACAAAGATGTTACAGGCAAGTCACCAATTAAAATTAAAGCATTAGAAATTAGCTGTATCTTGCTTGCCATAATAAACCTATATTATCTTGTATAGAAAGGGGCCACCGAAGCAGCCCCATCCAGTCTTACATTAAGCAGTCTGAGTGTACTGAACTTTAACAATACCATCAGTGTCGCGAGCAACAGCGCCAGCCTTCAGCATACCGTTACACAACCAAGAGGTACGATCAGCGATCCAGTCAATGCTAGTCTTCATGTCGATGCCAATAGCCAGGCCAACAGAAGGACGAGCAAAGAAGTAGGAATCAACTACGTCAGCAGCAACAGTCAATCCACCCTCGACACGATCTTCAAGGATAATAAACTTGAAGCCAGCCAAAGTGTCGATGTCACCGTTTACCAGAGCTTTAACATTCTGGTAGTCAGCAGAAGTAGCCTTCTCGTCATTGAGCATACCGCCAAGACCCAAAGCGTTTACAGCAGCAAACAGCTCAGAGTTGGGTACACCTTTCTGGCGAAGAGATACCTGGGCTTCAATTACTTTAGCCAGGTTCAGGTTAGAAGCAGTGCCGCCTACGTCAGTACCGACAGTAGCAGCATAAGCGCCTGCATTGTCCATAGAGTCGATAACGAGCTGATCACAGCGACGACCAAGAGCATTTGCGATAGTGCTTGCAAGTTCCTGCTTCTCGTCGAAGTTTACGTCTTGAGCATCAAAGATGTCAGTGTACTCAGGAGCATTCCAGTTAGCCAGAGTTGCAGTCTTGAACTCATGGTTTACGTTCATTGGCGCTACTTCAGCAGAGGTGGCCTTCTGATTAGCCAGACCTTTGCCCATCTTACGGAACTTGTAAGTGTCACCAACAACATTGTTACGAAGTGTAACAGCAGACTTCAGCAGACCAGTACCCTGATATGCGTGTTTTACCATACTGTCAAACTCTGTGACAGCTACGGATGATAATACGTTACTCATAATGATTTCCTCGAAAAAGAGTAATAAATAATATAAAAGTTTTTCAAGGTTTTTGCTGAGTACCCAGTAAATTGGTCAGCTTCAACCTAAATTTACCGGGCCTTGTAGAGAAAGGGGTATCCAGTGTGTCGATTATACACCTTTTACCCCTTGTAAATCAACCGAAAGTGCGGATGTTAGGCTTGTCTCCGCCAAATTCCTTCATCATTTTTTGGATTTTACGCTCATGGTTTGCATCAATACTGCGGAGCAACTGACCATCATCAGCGGTCTTGAACATTTCTGCTTCAATGTCAGACCATGTAAGACCAGTAGGATGCTCTCCACCATCAATAGGTAGCTTGGCTGGGGCAGTAGCCTTGACCATGTACTCTATTAACTGGATTGATTTAGCGTCAGTAACCAGGTCACGAATCTCATCATAGGTTTCACTATCTAAATTGTTTCTCAGGAATCCCTCGACGTTCTTAATTCGCTCAGATGCGTTCGGCCCTAACTGAGCAAGTTCTTGCTCTTGGTTGACAGCCTCGACTGCTTCACCCTGGGCAGACAGCAACTCCCACGCTTCACCAAAGGCTTCTTGGCTCATGTTGGTTTTTGTAGCAAACTCAGTCAGCTCTTGCAGCAAGGCATCATCAGCTTCAATTCCTTCTGGGCCTTGATAGCCATCTTTTGGTGCGCCAGTAAAACCACCAAACTTCTTTTCTAGTTCAGTATAGGCTTTGGCTTGTTCAGCGACAGACTTATACTTGTCGCCTTTGTACCATTCGGGCATATTACCTGTGCCCTTGATACCATCGGATAAAAAGTATTCTCCTTCACCAAGTTCGGGAGTGCTTGCATCCAACAGGGTTTCGCTTGTTGTTTCTTCTGGTGCGGCCTGTTCTTCTAACATAATTAATCCTTACAGTATTTTAGCTTGTTGCATTTGGTTGATAATAAATTTAATAACACCCGACTCACCGTTATGGTAAGCAGCCTCGTAATCAACATTGGAGGCACTAAAGGGAGTATCATTGTTAAAGATAAATCGCTGCGTCATATCTTCGAGCACACGCATCCCGATGTCACCTGAGAAGCACTGACTGTATGCCCTAGCCAATTCAGCAGCGGCCCTTCTTTTCTCTGCATTAGCTACCTTTGCCTGTTCTGCATCAGTGGTAGCTTGATTTATATTGTCCCAACTCATAGAGCAGTTTGACCCTGTGGTGGTGGCGGTTCTTGACCTTCAAATCCTTGCTGCTGGGCAGCTACACCGGCCTCCATAATTTGCATTTTCTCTGCTTCACTTCTGATAAGATTGGCTGGCATTCCTGCTTTCTGGCCAACCCATTGAGCAAAGTCTTCAACCTTGAAACCAATACCTATCTGATCTGGGCCAGCGGTCTGCAATACAAACTGTACGGCTTGCTGTACGTTTATAATGTCTTCACCATCCTGTGCTCTAGCCAATGGGGATGTAAACTTAATTGCAACTTGGCGACCATCTAGTTCGATTGGCGTAATGATACCACGACGAGTCAAAATAGCAGCAACTCGCTTGATGATTGGAATCAATACTTCGGTCTGTAATCTGCCAAAGGCAGAGCCGATGCGTTTTGCCAGTTCACGCGACTCGATGGCAACCTCAGTGGCGGATCGCACAGCACCAGTAGGATCACGAAGATCGTTGAATAGTGCTTTCTTGATGGCCATTTGCATTTCATTAATTTGGAACTGGGCTAGCTGTAAGTTTGATCCTGTGTCTAATCGTTGTATTGATGGGTTAGAAGAGTTGTTAGAACCAACTGGAATAACAATACCTGGGCTTATACTCAAGTTGTAGGGGTTAGTCACGCCATCATCAGTTGCCGTATACATACCCGCCAGGTCAATAGCGGCTTTTTGGAGAACAAACTCCTTGGCCTTGTTGAGTGATCGCACATCAGGTAGTGCCTGCAGTGCTGGGCCACGACCCCTGATCTCACCAGCTACCTTACTATAACGACCTGTTACCCAAGGACTAGAAGGGCCAAAGTCCTGCGTCCAGCTAACATGGTTTTCCTTTGATACCCATACGCATCCATAGTAGGTCTTGGTTTTGGGCATATAGACTACACCCTCGCTAATATCTATGTCAGCATCAGGACTTTTTTCTATGACGTTCTTGATGTTTTCGGAGGGCTTAAAGCCTTTCCATGTGCGCTCAAGGTTACGAGCCTTTACCTTAAACCTGCGCCAATGCGTCTCAATATTTCCATGTGGGCCTTCCTCAAAGGCTATACCCTTCTGTGGGATAGCATTGAAGATGATAGGGATCTCGTCGTTCTCATCCTCATCAATACGTAATGTACCTGTACCAATCAATAGGTCTAGGGCGTGCTCATAGAACTGAGTAGCAAAGTTAGATCGGTTGATGTAATCAAAGATTGTCTCTGCTTGCTGCTCAAGATTGGCCTGAATGTCCTCTAGTGAGACATCAAAGTTACCCTGCTCCAGAGTCCTTACTACTTTCTCTGAAGGCTCAAAGGTTGCCCACCGAGTCCAGATAGGAGCAATGTTTTCCTGGAGCTTACTGGCACCCTGCTGTATAGCTTCGAGAGCAGTAGAGTCAAAGATGCGATCCATCTTCTGCTGGCCAGTGGTGTTGTCGTCAAACAGGTTTCGGTTAGGCAAAAAATATTCATAGGCATCATCTAGTGTGCTGTGCCACATAGAGGCCCGCTTAAATGCCGCAGCTTCCCTTCTTTTTAAGTCCGTTAGTGAACCAAGCTCTTTAGGCAATTCCATTAAAATCTCCCAGCTAATGCGCCTGTCAATAGCTTTTTAACCCTACCTGATTTATATTGGCTACCTGGAGTAACTGTTGGCCTTTCAGGGGCTTTAGCCGCCGCCATAGGAGTACCAAGTAAAGACTTTTTGCCAATCTTTCTCTGAGCAATGCCTTTTAATCTGCGCTCACTTGCCGCTGTTTCTTCTTGTAGCTCTATACGTTGCCGTCTTTCTAAAGCCTTCTGCTCTGCTGTTGGTTCTGGCGCTCTTGCACTGCCACCCATAGTTCACCTCATATATCTGTATAGTTGGTATGGAGTCCATATAAAGGGCTTGTTGATGCCCAAAAACTGCTTAGTATGTCCAACACAGGTGTTGAGCATGAATAGCGGCTTGAGACTTGTTTCCTTCATATAACTCATGGTTATATCTGTCGGCCCAATTATATCATTTATAGCGTCCACATTATAGATGCTAACCCTGTCAACATCTTTTTCGTACACAATAAACTTGCCTTTGGACGGTTCAATGACAAAACAATGTCGTATTTTTGTATGCAGGAACCTAGACCACCATCGGCCTGTATCTCCTTTGAACACTACATAGACCTCAGAAGACACTAAAGTTTACCTTTGCTGTATGGGGTTTCGCGAAGTTACCCTCTCGACGTAGAGCAGAACGACCTTCCCACTCACCCTGTAGACCGTACTCAAGAGCTTCTACTGGGTGCGAGTATTCATTCTTGTCTGGCTGGTCACTGTAGCGCTCACCTGACGTTTGAACACGACGATAACAGAAGCCACCCTGTAACCCCTTACGTATCATGGAGGCTTTGGGCAACACGATAAAGCGGGGCTTACCATCCATACACATTTCTTTCATGGGCACTTCCAAAGCGGCTCTGCGCTTCAGGGGATCATTAGAGTCTGTAGGTTGACAGGGTATGCCAGCGGCACGCATGATCTGGAATGGGGTATCACTGTTAGATTGGTTCTTGTTGTCACCAGAGGGATCGCCCCACCCCTTAAACTTGTGCCCAGGATAAGTCTCTTCAATATAGCGCTTTAGGGTAGGCGCAAAGTCTACAGCACCAGAGTCGGTCAGAACCATCTCATCAAAGCATACCCAGCGGCCTATAGAAGTACGCTGAAGAAAGGCACAAGCTGGTGTACGACCAAAGTCAAAGCCCAGAATGATAGGACTATCCTTAGATGGGGTAAAGTCCATGTGAGCTGAATGTACGCTGTCTGTATACATTGGGTGAACCGGCTTACCGTTAGATACAAAGCCGTACTCATTAGCAAGGTTAACTTTAATCCAATCATCTGTTTTACCTGACAAGCCGCGCTTGTAGTAGTTGTTGGGTAGGTTAGGCAAGTTCTCTGCCCTTTCGTTTACAACCCACTTCTCGCCCTCCTTAAACACGCCACCTGGTTGTCGATGGAAAGCCCAGCCTTCGGGACGCTCAATTTCTGCCAGCTTGTAGTACCAGTGATCCTCATCAGGGGCGTTACTATCACCCAGCATACCATGATGCGTAGGCTTGATACCCTCCTTGGGGGAAGGATAACGACCATGACGTAGGTCAAGCATATCGAGAACGGCCTTAGAATGCTCTTTGGTCTCGTTTAACCATACCCATGTACACTGAATACCCCTGGCCTTCTTAACGTGCTCAGGACGGTCAAATGCAATGAATATGACCTCGCATCTAACGGTGGTGCCATCTTCTAATCGGAAGTTAATGAAGTGGGTAGGTGGTTCTTTGTTACCCTGGCGGAACGGCCCCAAGTCTTCATGTATCTCTAGCCAATCCTTAATGGTTGTAGAGAACAGCTCAGAGTACGTATTTCGGGCAGCAATAATGCGGGATAGTCTAACACCATAGTTCTTGTGCCCAGGTGTCATAACGGGTTCTTGTTCGGTCATCAAGTCAAACAGCTTGAGGATTGTTTGAACGGTCTTACCGGAACCGAGTGGTCCCATAATGAAGGAGTTCTGAGAGCGACAGTCAGCATAGTCTTGCAGGACTTGTCCTTGTGGCCCCATACAGTATTCAATGGTGGGCACTATTTTTTGCTCCAGTCGATTGCATCATAGCCACTTTTGAACTTCTCGCGAGTTTGGGCAGTTGACGTTCTATTTCCATCACCCTTACCACCTGACTGATTGGCATCCCAGTTACGGAAGTGCTCTCTGCGTGTCTCTTTGTCCAGCTTGTGAACCATGCTTTTGCCTTTGGCCATTACTCTTCTTCCTCATCTTGGTTTTCTTCCACGATAGCTTCAATGATAGCCTCTTCAGCTTTATCTGCAATGAGGTCAGTCTCACCATCAAAGCGCTTACGTTGTATGGCTACCACAGTGGCATCGTCGGCTCTAATCTCTACGGCCTTCAGTTTAGGCTCAGTGTACTCGGCAACCTTACCCCAGGCATTCACAGCAGCGTTAAGGGCAGTTACATCACCCTCTTCCTCTGCAATGTAATCCAACTTGGCAGCGGCCTCAGCCATCCTCAATATGGGGTGGAATTGTTCACCATACATATCCTGTAAACGGGCCAGTAAGAACTTCTTATTCTTGTTGGGTATCCCTATCCTAGACATAGATTACCTTTGCATAAGTAAATGTTGTTTTGTGTCGTCTTCTAAGAAATCATCTGACATCCTATCTTCTACAACATAGATTAAATCAGTCATACCAGCTACATCTCTATCAAACAAATAGATAGCAAATAGCTCGATTAACTCAATATCCATCTCGTGTACTTCTTCATCGGTGACAATTTTAATCATGGCATTCTCAGTAATTTTTTTTTGCGAGGGACATATATATATAGCAAGTCGGCAGACCTCGGAGGGGGGTACCCTGTCGTCGATAGCCCGATTGTACAAAAAATGATCAATCTGTGCAAGCTGCAAACCAATACATTGCAGGACGCAAACCATTGTCCCGGACTGGGGAGAAGGAATATTGTGCGGCTATACATATAAAAGCCCATCCACTTTAAAAGTATCTATTTGATTCCCTTGACCTTTCCCAGATGCAATCCCTAAGACAAAACAGCTTAAAAAACAAAACATACTTTACATATTGTAATGTATATCTACTTCATTATAATCAGCCTTGTGTCAGCACTTGCTGGCGCCCAACTATAAAAAAGGAACGCAATTATGAGCATACAAACAGCAATCGAGAAAGAACTGGCCCAGCTAGACGGTGAAATTATGTCTATCGATATGATGGCCCAAGTAGTAGTAAGCCGCCGCCCAGTATCTAAAGTACCCGGCAAACCAGACGAGCGCTATATGGTCCACAACTTCAGCACCAACCATGAGATGTACGGAAAGCTATTCTGGGGCCATTACGATCTAACCCCAGCTCAGGCAATGGAATCCCTAGTTGAGAAGATACAAAAGGAAACCAAGACCGGGAGACAGGACACAGACGAAAATTATCAGCGACTGGGTGACGATATTGTAACCTTTAAGCCTTGCGATCTATTTGCAACCCCGGACACCTTGCAAGATGTCCACGATTACATCGACAAATTTAGCGGAGGCGAATTAACCGCAGCAACAGTTTGCGCATACATGATGTACAACTGGTGTGCCAAGATGAGCAACCCAGCAACACGCCCGGAGGTGATCTAATGAACGACTTACAAGCAAAGCAGCAGCTTCAGGATATGGTCGATAACATAGCCCGCGACATCCAGCAGGGTATGACATACGAAGAGGCCGGAATGGATCACGAAGCGAACGGATGCGAACCCGACGATTACATCAGCGGATTTGATTACCTGCAGGACTGTCTCGACATCCAATATATCGTCACAGGTGGCAGCGAATACCTTGGCGCGCGAGTGCTGGTCTCTTTTGGTGGTCCAAATATCTGGATTAATACCCAGAGCGAACTTGTAGAGGCCAATTGGTGGGGTGATTATGCCGTTGCCCGGATTGATGGCGACAGCATGGGACTGGATGATGCGCTGCGTGAACTCTGGGAGTGTAAGTGATGAATCAGATCAAACTAGTAATTTTAACGCTGGGCAATTCTAGATATGCGAAGCCATCCCACGGACTGGGAAGCTGCGGCTGGTATCCCAAGGCTTGGCAGCTATCGCCAATCAAAAGGGGACAATCACCCATTACAGCATTTTTAGAATGCAACCCAAACTGGAACAAAGGGGAGTGCAGCCAATGAATAAGGCTTATATTCAAATGGTTAAACTGGAAGCCCGGAGGAATCGCCGGGTGGATTTAATGGTTTCGGCATTCTGCTGGACTATCACCGGGATTGGCGCTTGTATTGGTGCCGGTTTCTTTTATGTTACTACTTACCTATTTCTTTCAATTGGTGGCGCGTGATGGATTACAAAAAACTAGCCCTAGAATCCGCCTGCTGCCTGATAGGCGTGCTGGGTGGCTTTGCTGCCTTTACCCTTTTAATCTGGATAATTTGGAGAATCTAATGCCAACATTTCAAACAACGTGCGAAGAGTGCGGAGAACCTAAAAACGCCGGGCCTTACAGCTCAGAGATAGAATACATCGGGGAGCATGCCATATGTCTGGACTGTATCGCCTTCCACAAATACGACCTAAAAGGATTTGAAGAATGATCACTTACATAAAAGACAATATATATGCCGAAGCAAAATGCGACATTGCAGACGCTTTACTGCAGGCTCAAGGCTTACCCATCATTTGGGCAGAAGACGAGTATGGAAATATGCGCATGGATGAAGAAACCCAGCAACGATTTAACGATTGTTATGACTCAGCAGAACGCCTACTTTATAACCTAGACATCAAACCAGAGGCCGCAAAAGATGATTAAGCTAAACAAAGCCCAGCAGCAGGCATTGCTGCGAGTATGGAAAAGAAACCCAAACGGCAGTTATATGGATTTACGCCGGAGAGTATTGCCCGGCTGGGACTGCGTGATGGTACAAGCTGGCAGCATATGGCTGGGCATTGAAACCGACGGATACACCCACAGTTGATAGGAGGCTAAAAAATGGAACTCGAATACAATCACGACTGGCAGACCCAAGACCGGGGAACCAACTCCCAAGAGTATCAGCTATATCTGAAACTTGCAGACGATGGCACCGGGACAGACTTTACCACCGGCAAACCCCTCA